AAGTTCATGAACGTTTCGTGCGCTGTCAAGGTTTCAGTCAAGGTGAAGGTCACCTCGCTTCCGATGACAGGCTGGTAACGGTCCTCATTGTTGCCACTGTAACGAAGCACAAAACCGTCAGCGCCGAGGTTGAACTCGACCGCGCTGCCAACGTAGTCGCTGTCATGAATGTTGAGGCGCCAGTCGGTGCCTTGGTCGTCGGTAAACTCTGCAAATAGTCGGATCGGGTCAGCCATTAGAAACCTCTTACTCGGTTACGGTCAATTGCATTGCGCTCGCTGGTCAGCAAGATGTCGCGTCCTGAGATGCGGCCTGTGACTTGCACCTGCTGGCCGCCCATCATGCTCTGCAGCTTGTCGAGCGGTGCCACTACCTCTGGGTTGATGTTGCTGGTGCCTGCACCCTCGCCGACCATCGCTAAACTAGCGCCGCTGAAAAGGCCTCCTTCGGCCATCATTGGAATGCCAAAGCCTTTTTTGATAAAGCCGCTGAGGTTTAGGTTACCAACACCCGTGCCGCCAAACAAGGTCTTAAGGATTACGAACTGCGCAATCATCACAGCAATTTGCTTGACTAAGTCCTTGAGCATGTCCTGCATCACCTCGCTAAAGGTCTGCGTGCCGCTGACTACTTGGTTAAAGGTATGGTCAATGAAACCGCTCATGCTTTGTGCCATTGACTTAACCTGACGCTTTACGAGGTCAGTATTTTCCACTGCTTTTTCAGCAGCTTTGGTGGTCCCTGTACCAAGTGCAGCTAGCAAGGTGCCAACTTGTGGCTCTTCTACAGTCACCTCTGCTGCACCGCCGCCGCTCATCAAGTTAGCGATGTACTCACGTAAACCGCCAAGGTTTCTGATAGCGTTGGCTACAGATTCATCAGTCACTAATTCCAGCGGCTCACGGCTTAGCTCTTCATTAACAGCTTCCGTATAATTTTCTGCTGCCTTTCTACCAAACTCTGCCGTGCGGTCAGCTGCATCTGTAAACGCCTTACCAACTAGTGATGGTATATCGCTAAACCGACGGTCAATCACTGCTGTGATAATGCTGCCGAGGTCTTTAAAACTTGCGATTACATTGTTGACGGCAAACGCGAAGAAATCAAAGACCGTGATGACAGTACCCTTGATAGCGCCAATGATGCCACGTAAAAGGCTGGATTCATTGTACAGCGTTATGAAGTAATTAATCACAGTTGTGATGTATGGCGCAATTTCATCCGCAAATGTCACGATCGCAATACCCAGCCCAACGATGGCACCAATCACCAAGCTAATTGGTGACATTAGCATCATAAAGCCTTGAATGATTGACGGCAGTATGACAAGCAACGGCCCCAATGCAGCGGCAATACCTGAGCCAATGACCATGAACCGCTTGGCCTGTGGGCTTAGTCCTTGGAATGCCTTGAGCATATTCTTGAGGCCGTCAATCACTGGCGGCATAAAGTCCATGATGACCTTACCGAACTCCTCTTGCAAGTCACCGAACGCGTTGGCCAGTTGCTTGAGGCCACCGGTGCCTGCCTTGGCTGCAGCTTCAGCACTGCCTCCGTACTGCTTCTCCAGCTCTTCCAGTATGATGCTCTGCGCCTGCGCCATATCGCCGCTCTCTGCCAGCGCCTTGATGACCTCCTTTTGGTCTTCGCTGAACTGAATACCCGCGCGGCTCATTGCGCTCAGGTTTGCGACTGGATCGTTGAGCGCCTTACCCAACATAATGCTAGCGCTCTTAAGGTCGCCGTCCAGACGCGTGGCAAGGTTCAGCGCTGCCTCTTGGCTCTTGGCAAACTGGTCCCCCGTGATGTTCGTAAACGTCAACAGCTGCGCCGTCGCGTCCTTCAGTATCTCCTCGTCACCGAACAGCGTCTTGCTTTGCAGGTCGCTTGCCATCTTCTGCAGCTGCTTCGAAGTAAAGCCTACGCTGGCGCCTGTCGACTTCAGGCCTGCCTCAACTTGTGCGATAGCTTTGGCCTGCTGGTCAAATGCTTTGACCGCTGTGAACCCGAGCGCCGCGATGGGAGCCGTCAAGTTCATCGTCATGCTCTTACCAAGGCGCTTGGTGCTGCGTCCAAAGTTGCGCATCTTGGACATGCTGCTGCCCAGCGCTTTGTCAAACTGTTTAGTTTGTGCGCCTATCGTTACTATGAGATCGTTCAGCTTTGCCATTCGTCGCGCTCTTTAATTGCTTGTATCAGTTCCTCTTTGGTTAATTTCTGTGCGTTCTGCTTTGGTCGCTCCCAAGGGAATTGCATCATATCCTTTGGTCGCAATTTACGGCCTTTCCGTAGATGGGGCTGCATGTAGATTGTAGCCAGCCACCGCGTGCGTTCCCACTCAAACCGCTCGGCCATCTCTGCCGTCTCACGGTTGGCCTCCAACGCAAGGCTTAACTCGCCAAACGTCATGTCCCAAAACGCAGACGGGGATAGGTGCAAAACACCCATCCCCATCCGTATAACATCAGGCCATCCAATCGGCTTGTCCTCCCCGTCTACGCTTTTTTTTGGTCGCTGTATTCACCAAGCACGTCAAAGCATTGTGTGACGTGTGCAAGCGTGATGTGCTCCTCGAACTCCTGCAGCTCCATGTCGAACTCGACACCTTCAAAACTGCAACCGCACTCTACGCCCACAAAGCATAAGAAAGCGCAAGCGTCGGCTGATAGCTTCGAAGGATCTGACAAGCTGAACACGTTGACCTTCGCCTTGCGTTCAAACTTCTTCAGCGCCTTCATCGAGTAGCGCACTGGGTACTCGTTGCCGTTGATTTCAATCATTAAATAGTGGCCTCAGTTACAGTACCAGTGATTTCAAAAGTAGCGCTGTAGGTAGCTGTGTCCTCAGTGCCGCCTGACTGCTCCAAGCTAGTCAAGAAACCGCTGAAGCTGTACTTCTCATCACCTGATGTGTTGCTGCTGAAAACCAAAGACAATGAAGTGCGGTTTTCCCAAGCTGCGTACAAGTCGGTGACGTCTTGGTTTGACGCGTCTTGGTAGTCAATCAAACCGCTGACGCTTACAGAACCTGATCGCAAACCGCCGAGCAACTCACGGTAGCCCGCGCTGTCTTTGGTTGTGATGTCGATAGTCTCCATGTTGAGAGACAGTGAGCAGTCGGTAGCTGCTGCGATGAGCACGTCAGCGGCTGGTGACCCAGTCGTGATGTACACACCTAAATTTGTGCCGTTGAAAATAGCCATGATTATTCGGTGTTATCTTTTTCTTCTTTCTTTTCTGACGCTTTCTTGCGCGGTGCAGGTTTGGCCTTGGGTTTCTCGGCCTCTTTCTTCTGCAATTCAATCCAGTGCTTGAGCTTCATGGCTGCAATTTACGGCAAAATCATTGACTGCATCAAATGCCTTTCTTGGCCAGCAGTATCTTCAATTCATTGACGGCCTCTAGCAAGGTGTCCAACTTCTTCGCCATATCGTTCTCGCGTTTCTCAAGGTTGATGATGCGCGACTTCAGCACCGTGACCTCTTGGTTAATCTTTGTCCATGCTGCGATGCCTCCACCCAGCAATGCGATGAACTCGAATATCATCGCCGCCGTTATCTGTTCCATGCTCAAATATCGTCAATTTCAAACCAACCGTTTTGCACCATATAGTCCTGATCGCGCACCGTCGTCGTGCTAGGTATGATTGCGGAAAACGGGAACTCGTCAGTGTTCAGCGCATACGACGCAAGGTTAAACCGCTCGTCTGCTGTCAGCTCTGGGAACAAGCTCACCAGCTTCTCAAGCGTCGCCTGTTCGTGTACAGGTATGACGTACTCGGTATCCACCTGCAAGGCGTGTTGTACGCCGTCAGGATGCACGATAACGCCGAAGACGGTTCCGTCCTTTTGGTACGGCTCCTGCACGGCCAGCGGCGTTGTGATGTTGTAGAGTTCGCGCGTAATTGATTTGGCGCGTTTCTCGCTTGTTAGCGTTCCTTCGGGTAAAACGATGATGTACTGCGCCATTAATAGATGCTGTAAAAGGTGTTTATGTTGTCCTCGATGTTCGTGCGGTTGCTGGATTGGTCGGAATCCCAAAAAATCAACTCTTGCTGTAAGCCTCCATTATCAAAGCTCGACCTGTTACCAATATCAGTAGAATTCAAAACTAAATCGACAGTCCCTGCGTTGCCCGTCGTGTTTACTTGTGTCGCACTTGTTGAACCTGCTAACAAAGAAGAAGCGCCATTGGCGACAGCAAATGATAAGCATTGTACTGCCGCGTTCATTGTTAATGTCAATTGTGTAGTTGCCGCAAAGCGTAAATTTGACGACGTTTGAAATAAACGTGAATTGGAACGGTGATAAGGATTATTTAAGTCACCTGATGCAACCGCTACTGGGGTATAAGGTTGAGTAAGAGTAATGGAGGAAGAAATAACTAACTTTTGGCCCGCTGTGGTTGTATCCATTGCAGGCTTCCCGTTCTCCGTCACCACGCCCGTCGAGCTGTCGTAAATCTTTGGCTGATTCGCCGCCGTTGTTTGCGTCGCGTCGTTCGTTGATGCTTGGTCGTACCACGTCTTCACAAAGCCGTTCGTACCTGAACAGAACGAAGCGAGGCTGGTGGTATCCAATTCGTTATTATCAAATCCGATATCCTGCTCAGTGTTGTCGCTTGCCCGTCGTACCCGAATGGCTGACCCGCTGTAGGCTGTTCGCAATCGTCGCAGTGAATAGGCCGCTGCAGCTCCTGTGTATGTGTCCAGCAAACCAGTAAAGGCAGTGGTATCTTCCCATGTCATTTTAAGAGAGATAGGTACAGTGCCGCCTGTACGAGCCTTGAGGTACGCCAACAGCGTAGCCTTTGCGCTTGCAAAAGTAGTGTCGTCTGCGATGTCCGCGAATTGAACCCACGTCCCCGTGTCGGGGTCAGCCTGTGCAGCTTCACTGTAATACAACTTGCGCCTAATTACATTGCCTGCGCTGGGCGTATCGCTTGACGCGCTTTCTGCATAACCGTCGCCGTCAGCCTGTGCCGTATAGTACAGCTCAACCGTGGCCGTCGCGCCGTCAAGCAGCGTTTCCGCTTCGCTGTCGTAGTTGCCTGTATATTGCTCACCGTTACGGCCCAAGATCAGCGTGCTGTTTTGCCATTCACCCGAAGCCGAATCATATTGCAAATAGTCGTTATCTGCAAGGCCACTTATGGTTACATCGGTCAGTTCGCGCAAATTGTCAGGCGCTGCATCCAGTGCCGCCTGTAAACCTGTGACGTCGCTGATTGCAACGTTGTCGTTCACAAATTCACCGCCGTCGTACTTCAGCACTTCGCCCGACGCGGGCAGGTTCACAATCACGTCGCTGAGGTCGTTCAGTTGTTCCGCACCTCCTGCGTCA